AAACGTTCAACAACTGCAGAATGAGATGTTAGATGTTGCCGGGCTTCACTCAACATCGATGGGCAAGAGAGCAGTTGGTATCAACTCTGCTGCTTCCATTAACGCACTATCACAAAATGATTCTTCTCAATTACAGATGACTCAACAAGATGTAGAGCTTGCGATTAAAGATGTAGCCTCCTCTGTATTGCTTTATATGCGTGAGCATTATGGTGAAGCAAAGATGATGAGGATGATGGATAGTACCGGCAAGGTTGTCTTCAAGGCAATTCAAGGTACTGATTTAGTGGAAACCCCAGAGATATTCCTAGAGGCTGGATCTCTATTCAGAGATGAAACTAATGACCGATTCCAGAAGGTTATCCAAATGCTGCAGCTAGGTGTTATCAGCAAAGATGATGCAATGAGAGAACTAGCGCTCAAGACTTCTAATAAGTTCTTGTTAGATAAGATTGCTTCTATGTCTCATGCACAAGACATGCTTAAAGGTGTCATTGCTGGTAAGTCGATTCAGATATTCCCATCAGATGATACTGAAACCTTTATTCAAGTCTTCCAAGAGTTCATGCGAACAGAAGAGTTCTATGATCTAGAGCCTAGAATTCAAGATAATATTGCTTCTTACTTCGAAGAATTCCATGCTGCTCAGGGCGAACAAGCAGAAGATCTAAGGGAAAGAGAAATGAACAAACAACCTTCTGCTCAACAGATGAGGAATATAGCCGCACAAAAGACGGGTAAACTTAGTGCAGCGCTATCACCATCCAAACCCCAAGATGTGCTCGGCGCCATGCCCACACAACAAGGACAGGCAGGCGGTCTAACTAGCCGAAGAGGTCCACAAAGAACTCAACCTACTCCTGAAGAGGTTGCTAGCAAAAGGGCTGAGGCTCTGGGCGGTGGATTTGGAGGGACTAAATAATGAATATAGGTGAAGTCAAATCGCTGTTTAGAGATTATATTGATGAGGCAGATACAACCTTTATAACAGATGCTAACGTAGCGCTATACTGCAAGATTGGTTATGATCAGTTTAGATCAGTTGTGAACTCGTATGATCTGAGTTTCTATCAGGCAGACTATGAATTTTCATTAGTTGATGGAGAATTAGATCTAGAAACAACGGCGCCTACTGATGAGGCAGGTAAATTCCTATTAGGGGATCCTACCAATAAGCCCACCAAGGGGCAGCTAGCTAGTTTAGTTAAGATAGCCTCAGTAACTGCAGGTAATCTATTGCCTGCTTTTTATTATTCGGCTGCACAAGATAGAGAGGAACTAACTGTATTAGCAGATTCTTTTGTAATGGAAGGATCTGTATTACGCTTTTCTAGAAAGGCTACAGACACTATTCGAATCTATTATGTTCCTAGGGCTACGATAAACTTTACTGAAGCAGATGCAACTCTTATCGATAACCTTACAGAATTCCACGATCTTATCGCACTATATGCATATCGTAGTTATGCTATTAGAGATGGAGCATCGAATCCACAGATTGAGGCACAAGGTAAAGATAGATTTGCAGCATTCATAACATATCTTGAAAGAGGTAGGATCATCGGCGCCGCCAATCATGTGGGGTACGTTGATTAATGGCTGTCAAAGGTACTGAAAAGGAATTACTTACTGATGGCATCGACGTCGATAAGCAATCAAAGGGTCCCTTTATCCAGAATATGGATAGACACCTCAATTGGAAGGTACGCAAGGGCTTTGGTCAGGCAGCACAATTTGACTCTACACTAGGTCTAAATAATGTCGAGTACAGACAACACCTAGGATCCCACTATATTAAATCAAACTTTGGTCACGAACAGATTGTTACTGTGATTGCTGCGCGTGTATATACGGGCAACCTTATAAAGACTACTTCTAGAACCACTATGACTACAGATACTTGGAAGGCTGCAGGATCTAGTGGTATGTATCTTACAGCGTATTTATTAAGTATTTATGATATTACCACAGATGAACTTTATGAAGAGTTGCTTCATAATAAGACTGAAGATTCATCTAGAATGATCCCACTGCAACACGGACTTTACGAAACAAACGATGATGTAAATTATGAAACCTATATTCGTGCGCAAGAAGGTCGACAACTATTCTTTGAAGAGGTTAATGATACACTTTACTTTGGTGACGCTCGTTTAGGTTGTTGGGCTTATATTCCAACAACAATTAGAAAGTTAAATTCTAAACAAGTACATGCAGAATGTGGATTTGATTGGGCTAATTGGGATAGTGAAAGTTCTATTGTCCGAAAAATGGTACCTAATGATGGTGATTATGCAGAACGTTATGTATATCTAACAAAGTCAGAATTTCCAAAGCCAAATGATATCACATCAGTATTTGGTAGGATTGTGTATGTGGATGATAAAACCCTTTGGTTTAGTGATGTAGGAAAGCCTGGAAGCGTTTTGGCAGACAACTATGTTGTTATCCCATCGGAGAATGCAATTACTGCAATTGAAGAACTTGCCGGCAACATACTCATCTTTACTGAGAGTGAAACATTCTTCTACCGAATTACTGAAGGCGGACTTCTCCTATCAGGCGGTACGCTACAAAATGTCTCAAATCATATCGGCTGCTTAAATCCGAATTCGCTTGTCAAAGCAGAAGGAAGTGTTTTGTGGGCTGACGATGATGGTGTATACAGCACCAACAATGGTTTGGCAATTAATAAAATTTCAATTGGTATAGAGAAGCTTTGGTTAGATAATATCAGCAACCCATTAACACAGTATTATCAAGCACTTGGGCTTATTGATGCTGCGGATCTAGCCAATGAAAACACATCTATACTGTTTAAGTTTGATTCTAAAAACGTACATATAGAGTTTGATCATATTAGAAAGAGTTTGATCTTTGCTATTCCACAGCAAGACTTTGCAATGATTTTAAATAGCGATGGTTGGAGTGTGTGGAACTTTGAGTCCATGGCTGCAGCTAATGGTACTATCAAAGCAACTAAGAATATTAAGAAGCCATTCTTTGTAATGGGCGATGAAGCATTATATATGGTGGGATCTAGCGAGGCATATACAATATCAGATGATTCAAAATTTACCCAGCCCGGTCCCGATGTTGATATGAATGAGGACTGGACAACAAACTCATATTATATTTTAGAGTATGGTCGAGGAGGTGCTTTAGATAGGAGCGTACAGTGGAGCAAGTCAGAAGATAGACGATTGATTAATGGTAAATATTATAAGATGTCGTCAGATACTGCGCCATATGTTCCTAATGATGCCAATAAAAATGTAGTATTGGTAGATCCATGGGTGCCAGTTGATGCTGGATATCAACTTAACAATACTATTGTGCCGCCTGCTACACCTTCTAGTTCAGACTTTGTCACAACTGCTGGGGATATATTCTTACTTCCTTTCTCCATTGTACCAGCAGAACTCTACGTCTTTGGTGGAACATTCCCTAAGTTACCTAATAAACTTATTATTCAGTTCTTCTTTGATAATAACTTGTGGGTACCGGTATTTCAAGGTACCACCGGGGGCGCTGAATCTAAACCGTGTATAAGTTTTCCAGCAGAGAGATTGCCTAGCGCAGCCGGCTGGACTGTAGTTTGCAGGGATGGAGCGGGTGGTGGTGCCAGTGCCACTGGGAACTTTATAGATCTTCAATACGATGGCGCTACAGCTACACACACAATTCAGCCTTATATGAATCTTAATCAGTATAGTAGAAATCGCTTGTTCTATATTGCTATGAAGGCTAAACACAGTACTTCTCAGGCATCTACATCAATGGGTTTGGAGGGTTATCGATTACAAATTATTAATGACGAAGATACAGGAGATACCTATACAACAGAAGCACATTTTCGTCCATGGCAAGGATCTTTTATTGACAATAAGTTATCTGATACTGGACGTCATGGTACCACAACAGCAGGTAGTCCTCCAGCAAACAATCCTGCTCAGCCGGTTGATTGGGTCTATAAAACAATTCAAGTCGGTCTAGACGATGCTGCGCAATCTAAAGCTAGAAGTCTTTGGTTAAGAATTAAGAGTAGAGGTAAGGGCGAAGAAAAAACTATTGCAAATCCTGAATTTGGATTATTGAATGCAATCTTAGCATCTGACTGGAAAGACTGGACTAGTCAATTCGTTGACTATCAGGGTACTGCTGGTTTAAATAAGGATATCCAAGACTTACAAGATGGTACCAGTATTAGAGCCAGAATGTACGACTCTGTTACTAGTGCAATGCATGATAGAACCTTCAACAATAAAGCAACATGGGGTGACGCGTCTGATACGTCTGATGGCAACTATCTTATTGATGATGAAGAATACGATACAATTAACATGTCAACGTCAGTTAAAGGTGAGTACTTCTCTTGGATGCTGTTTGGACACATGAACAACTCTGCTGAAAACCTAGAGATCTCTTCTATCAAAGCCACACTAAGACCTGCCGGCGGAAGAAGGAGGAAGGGACGTGGCTAAAAGAATATCAGAACTAATGGATATAGCCAGCAGTAGGTTTGGACAGGAAAATGAGAAGATACGTGATTTAACAAGCAAAGCAGCATATGCTTTTAATGCTGTGCAGCCGGGCGATCGCATACAGGAGTTCCGTCGGAGGGATAATTATATTACTTTAGCTGCCGGTGATCATGGAGGGATAATAATTACCAAGCCGAATACTCAAGTTAAGAGTGTAGGTCAGGCTAGAATTACTAATAAAGTTATTATTCAAGAAAATTGCGTATTCGCTGGATTGATTTTTGAATCTGATATAGCGAATAGTACTAGAAACAATGCTGATTGTTTAGTCGATGTGCAAGAGGGCGTTGCACAGTTTGTTGGATGTACCTTTATAAAGAATACAGGAGATCCTATGAACAGTTCAGATACTAGTTTTGAAAACTTTGTCATGGTACAAGAAGGTGCGAAAGCTTTATTTAATGGATGTACCTTTCACGCTTCTGAAGATACCATGAAACAAACTGGGGATGTTGTAAGAAATCATACCAATAATGGTATCGGTGATTGTATTGTTGGGTTTAGTACCAACACAACAGGACAGACAAATAGTAATTGTACTAATGTGGGAGTACTAACATAATGGCTACAAAGTTATCAAACAGAGAAGCGACTAAACAACAATTCTCAGATGGTACCACGATTGATGGGAATCGTGTTGAAGATGCCATGGATGAGATTGTTGAGAACTTTAATGAAATCCCAAAAGGAAAGGTTAGATCTAGGTACACACAAACACAGATTGTTGCGGGCTACCTTCCTCAACAAGGACCTTCTTATAGTGCCAGTGAAAATAATAACCTACCATGGATGCACAGCGTAACTGCTGCCGGGTCTGCACTCAAATTACAGGCTGATGCACCCTATTATGTATTGGGATCGACTTCTGAAGCCCCAAGTGACTTTCCTCTAAATTCAGAGAGATATAAGGGCTATGCAGAAAAGGAAGGATTAACTACAATTGGAGCAACCGGTAGAGATGGCATTTGGATTTGGGAACTACCGCTTAGTTTTAGTAATCCAATCATTATACAAGATGTGATGTTTGTCATGGAGGGTAAGCAAAGAACAATTAGTGATTATACTACCTTTA